GAGTCTGTATCTGGCGGCGTATATAAATCAGGCGATCCTCGTTTTACATATGCGGTAAGCGAGGCAGCGACCTTGGCAGCTATACGTTCACTCTCTTCGTAGTCCTTTACGTCCTCAAGACGAGTGATAACACTTGCAAACTCTGATACACCGCGTAACTGCCCCATGCGCTCAAGCGATGCCACTTGCAATATGCTGCTTGCCGGAACGCGCTTGGTTGATGTTTTTAAGGTGTAACCGTCTGGCTCGCCCGGATGCTTTTTATAAATGTGATAGGCAACCTTGCGCCCCCATGCATTGCGCTCTATGCCCTGGCGTATCTTGTCGCCATCGTTGTAATCCATCGGCACAAGATCGGCTTCAAACATTTCAATGCTGAACGGCACTTTGGTGCCATGATCCAGTGTTGGAATAAAGCCAGTAAGCAATTGCGCGAAGCCTTCACCGTCACGCATCCATGTGCGGCACATCACACGCTGTGCCTGACTGAATGTGTATGTCTGGGTTACTTCCGGAGTTTTACTCCAGTTTTTATATGCTTCACGTAGCAAGTCTGCATAAACAGTATTAATAGTGCCGTCGGCATTTCTAGGCTGCGGCTCAATGCCGATACCGCTTGCACCTACTACGTTATTCACAAATGCCCGGATGATGCCTTTTGCAATATCGTGATTACGCTCGAGATGACGCGCCTGTGTGCGTAAAGCTACTGCACCCTGACTTACTAATTGATTCGGAGATGATTGATCGCGATTAAACTTGCGCGCCCGGCTAGGTTTTGCAGCTTCGTAGTGGGCTAGAACGTGACGTGCAGTTGTACGCTTAACGGCAGCAATAGGAGAAAAAAACTCTACCAACGCATCGACAGGGTTTTTCATTGGTCAAACCTCGCCTGGGCGACATTTAAACCACCGATTTGTTTTGATTTTACTGAAGCAGGCGTTTGCTCAGATTTAACACGAGATTCCCACTCCATACGCCCAGCGCGAATCTCGGCCAAGTCCTCATAGCCAAGTTTGCGTCCTTTGAATTCGACGCTTTTACCTTCCAAAATGGCTTGCTCTGCAGCCAAGTATTTAGCGAGCATGTCTGTAGCAGTTGTCATGCTGCTCAGACTAAACAATTGCTAGTTCACTTTTTAGGGGAAAAGTGGACTAAATTTTATTGCTGTTATTTTTTACCAACGATCTTATAAATCGATGTTTTACCGAGGCCATATTTACTCATCATATCCTCAAGATTGCGTCCATTAAATTCACGACGAATTTCTTCATTACGCAGCGCAACATCTGGACGTGGATTTTTTGCAATGTAGATCTCCTGTCCACTAAACCTTTTCTTTAAACCATTCACAATCGGCTCTGCCAACGTGGCGGCATACTGCTCATGGAATCCAATCTCTTCACGCAAGATGGCCGTAATTTCAAAACGCAGGCTTACTGCATCATCATCATTGCTTATTTTGATGGTCATCTTCTATTCATCCAATCATCGCTAGCAAATTTATTCGGTTGTTTTACTGCCGCCACAGGCGCTGCTGCCGGCTGTTTTGGAGTTCTCTTAGGTTTATTTTCAATGACGGTTGGCGTCACTTCTATATCAAACATGTCATTTACTACCGGTTGAACCTTTGCTTCCAGGTCCGCCCAGAATCGCTCCGTCTTTTTATGCAGTTCATAATGGATTTCAAGCCATACGGTATAAGCAGTACAGTCAAGTGCCTCTACCCGTTTACGTGTAGCCACCCATGCAGACTCTTCAGCGCCGCGTGCGTTACGGCGTGTAGTGCGTTTTTCACCGGTGATCTGTTTAAAGAATTCATCAGACAATTCATGTGAGAAATGGATATAGCCGGGACCAGGCTTGGTAATCTGCAATCGGTTATAAATCAAGTCTTTTGCGTGATTGGTTCCTACCCACCATAAAATACAACCTTGTTTTGATACCTTGCCGCGCCAGTCAATATCTACTTTTGATGCACCATCCTTAATATGTTTTTCGCGTCCGTTCCTGCCGGCAATCGCATGAACACGGCGGCGCTGATGTTTGCTGCAGAAGTTGTAAACCGCATGCGTGTTATGGCCACGGGAGTCTACTGCGGTGGCATATATTTTTAACTGGCTGCCACTGGTATGCTGGAATTGAGATTCAAACAGGAATTCTTCAAGATCGTCCCACACTTCATCCTGGGATGGATTGCCAAAGAATATGCGGTGCGCAATTACCCACATCTGCCCGCCGCGACCATAACCCCAAACCACACATTCAAGTCGGTTATCCTGCGTATCAACACCAGCAAGCAACAGCAGACAACCCATAGGTAAACGCTCAAGCGGGTATGGCTCTGCCCTGGATTTGATTTCGTCTGAATCAGTTTTGTCTACATCCTGCGCCCAATAATCACCGCGAGTGGTATTGGTGAAGGTCTGCATCTTTTCAGACTTGCCTTCCATCATCTCCTGATGCGCCTCAAGAAACTCGCGCACGATGCCGGCCCATGAAACGTTAGGGCTATAGGCAGACCAGACATGTACGGCTACATGCCGTGGCGGGCGAATAAGGTTGCCTTCGATGTCACGGAACACACCGTTGAAATCAGAAGTGATGCCTGATTCAGATTCGTAACGCCCCTGATCCGCAACTGATAGATATTCGGCCTGGGTGATTAATGCCCCGCAATGTGGGCATAAATGACGTACGCTTTCATGATCGCCTTCATTCCACTTGAAGCCATGCGGTTCATCTTTACCACCCCAACTGATAGCATGGTAACCGCCACAATGCAGGCATGGTATGCGGTAGGTCATCAATACATCCGCATTGCGCTCACGCTTCTGGATGTTGCTGAATCCATCCAGTTTAGGCGTAGTGCCAAATATCATTTTTGGGAACGTAGCACCTTCAACACGTTTACCTGCTAGATCCCCGGCATCACCTTCCTTTTCGATATTACTGTCGAATGCATCGTATTCATCCAGGTAACCAGTATCAACTGAAATCCTGCGATAGTTTTTAGCGGCCTTGCCGCCACGTAAATGACACATGCTGCCTTTGAATTTCTTCTGCTGCAGCGTGTTGTCCTTATCCCGCGCATTAGTAGTGGATATCACATGTGACATTGCATCAACATCACGCAGCATCGGGTCAAGCTCAGTTTTTACAAACTCATCACGGTCATCGTCAGTTGGCTGCCATAGCGCCTGGTTGCGGCGCTTATGATGCGCGGTATATCCAATGCACGCCAGGATGCATTTCGTATAGCCCACACGCGCTGACTTTCTCCAGTTGATCTCTTCAATATCATCATTGGACATCCAGGATAAAATTGCACGTTGGAATGGCCACGCTTTCCATTTCTGTTCAACATAGCTGGATTCTTTTGATAGGTAAAAATGCTTTTCAGCCCACTGGTCCAAAGTAAGCGGCTCAGGTACACCAAAGGCTTGCATGCCAAGCATCAGGCTTCGCTCGATATTAGCCAGATCAAAAACATTACTGTCTATTGCGCCCATTTGTTATTTCTCTTTGCTCAATATTTTTTCGTGTGCCGCTTGCGCTTCTTTGTACCTGGCAAACTTGCCTAAGCACTTTTCAGGAGATATCTGCCATAACTGATAAATCCACTTGCCATTTATCATTGCTTTACTGATTGAGTAATTACCTTTGCGCACAGCATAAGCACCCCATTCTTCCCACATCACTCAAAATCACCGGCAACAATATCTTCATCAGAAATAGTCGGATTGTCATTAATGTCATTTAGGGAGATTGCGGCAACTATGTTTCTGCCTCGCGCAATCTCTCCGGAAATCAAATCAATATCTTCAGAACTCAAAGATGGAACACGGCGTTTGATCATTCCTGGTATCGCATCAAAAACACCATTAATACGTGCAGCAGCTTTCGCTAAAACCTCTTCCAGCAAGTCAACTGGTGCAAGCTGATTACGAGTTATTGCATTCTGAAACGCAACTTTATCGGCCTGCTCCTTAGCCAGCCTGGCACGCTCACTTACCAGATCAAGGCTTCCATCAGATCCGGCACGACCGGCGGCCTGTTCTCTAAGATGTGAGCAATATGCAACCAGCCAATTACTAGCAATATCTCCGTCAGTTAAAATGCCACGCTTGATCAAGTCACTAACAGCAGGCTGAGAAATGCCAACAATCTCACCGAAAACCTTTTGAGTTACGGCGGCTTGCAAACTGCCTAACATATCTAAGTTACTGTTTTGTATGATATAACCCCTTTATAAAATCCTTGTGACTAGAGAAAACATGAGCCTCTCATTACCCTTACAGCTAGGCTCTGGGAGTACCTTCACTTTTCAATCCACATAGCAAAGCGTATCAATCCATAACCAACCACAACTACAAGAAATCCTGCAGCAAGGAATGGTGTTGAGATAAACGATCTGACCCGCTTGTTCATCGCGCAGTCCGCACGGCATACGCCCATGATTCTTTGAAGTTAATGGCAAAGTCTGACCGGGCTTTGCTTGCAAACTTATTAATGTCGAAGCGCTTGCTGT